ACCCCCCCTTATATGGAGCATAGATCATGACCACAGACAACACACAGTGGACAAGAGAATTAATCATGAATGAGGACGAAGAATCAGTGCTAGTCACTATGGCACGATTCTTTATAGAGAATGGTTGGGTAGATGATGAAAATCAAGACGCATTCGATTCTCTCATTGAGAAGATATGCGACCCTGCCCCGTGGGACTATAACCCCCCCTCTATATAAGGGGTGTTATATAGCATACTGATATATGCTAGCATATAATATATGTGATGATATATTATATGTGTCAATATATTAAGTGTCCCATATATACACACATAGCATATAATATATGTGTATAATAGTATTATAAACATTCATTCATTGATTATGTCATTCTTTAATTATGTGTCCCTCTCAGACTATGATCTAACAGATCAGTCTATGCTACAGTGTTGCTATGATGAAGTAGTAGCAGAGTATACTGACACAGGTGATATTGCTATGTGTGGTGAGCAGTTCTTAAGAGACGCTGCTAGATTTAAACTAGAAGACTTTAAGAACTATATGCGTCCTCTCTTTGGTATCGAGCAGACACACATAGCGGACTGGCAGTAGACCAGTCCCCGTCCCTTCGGGGGCGGGTGCCCCGTTATAAAAGAGTCCCAACGCTCTAACCTACAAAAGTGGGTACGTGCGTTTCAAAAATATTTAAAAATTTTTTCTGAGGTAAAACCCCCTATGATCTTTTTATCATGCCCCCCTGTGTATACACTACCAGGTACTTGGAGTAAGTGTAACGCTTTGATTCCTCATTATAATGCTGACCCAGATCAAACCTTCGGGATAAGTATACTTGTCATATTGGTCGCCCTCTCAGGGTATGGAGTGTATCGAGCATTCTTCGCTAACAAGGATCTCACAGATCAATGGGAGGAACATGACGACTAACTACGCACTTGAACTCATATTCTGGGTTGTACTCGGATTATACGTATTAACTAAACTAGGAGCATTTAAAAAATGAAACTCACTCAAGAGTTGATTGACAAGATACAGGAAGCAATGCTTCACACCAACCTCAAAGGTGAGATAAACTGGAAGGATGGAGATGACATCGAGGTAAATATAGCAGGAACCTTTGCTAAGGATAAATTTATCGTAATCAAAAACGCATCTAAGGATCCTGTCGTGTCTGCTCAACCCCATCCTTACTTCGATTACGAGAAGAAGGAGTTCGATTACAAGAAGAGAGATGAACTTAGATCTACTGACGGATGAAGAGTTTGAGGAACTCTGTAGACTCTTAGAGATAGAGTATTATAGATATTATACAGGGAAGGACTCTTCAGATGAATGACATAACCATATTCGTATATTTCATATGCTTCGCAGCAGTGCTAGGAGCATCTTTTGCGTTTATGTGGCGAAGCATGTCATCTGTACTCATGACACTTGACACAAAACCAAAATCATCTTATAATATACACCCAGAGATGAAGGATGTGGAAGATGGAGATGAGTTGATAGTCTTCACACCATATACTAAGGAAGAAAATGATTAAGTGGATTGGATTATCATTGGGAGTTCTCGTAGGAGTCTCTCATATTGCTATGATCGGAATGATCTCACAGCAGAATAAAAAGGAAGGTTTACCAGTAGTCAACATCCCAGAGGGTGATTACGGTTCTTTCCGAGCAGATGTTACGAAAGATGGTTATAAAATATCCTATAAGGCAAACGATCCGAAGACAGCATACATCACTAAGGACATTAAAGAGAAGGCAGGGTTCTTAGGACTCGCAAATAACGAGACTAAGGTAGTTGAAGAGTACTTTATGGATGGTAAGACCAACCAAGGTGGAGCAGTAAGTAACAAAAGAAGTTGGTTAGCACCTTACCAAGAGTTTACTGACAGCAATCCCGAACTCTCAGACAAGGATTTAGCATGTATTAAGGCAGTAGGTAGTGCTGAAGGTACTGGGAGACTTGTCGGAACTAGCGTTGGAGCAGCCGCAGCACCTACTCTTAGCACCATTCCCTTCGTTGGTTGGGTAGCAGCAGGATGGGTAGCGATGTTTGGTGGAGAACAAGGAGCAGAAATAGGTGGAAACATGGCAGAGGACATGAATAAGAACTGTTAATGTGGAGAATTTGGGCAAAAGCACTCGGAGAGAAGTCTGGAAAGTCTGATCGAGAGGCAGATTTTATAGCGATCATACGTACTTTTATCTTTATTCAACTCATAGTGACCAACTGTTTCATTATTGCGGGTAATATTAGGCATTGGAACGATGCTCACATGGACAAATCCTTAAACAATCCTAAAGAATTTGTGAATTTGTGTTGACTTGCTGATAATATGTGTTATAATTAGTGGGAGATCAACTAGCTAGAGGGTATGAAGTACATTCTTTACGACCAAAATCACATTAAGCAAGGTAAATTTCCTTCAATATACGAATTGAGGCGATTTTTATGTGATCGTAAGTATGATGTTGACTGTGACCGAGACATTTCATGTACTTTTGACTATATTAAGTCTATACAATGGAGTTTTGATATAGAAGAATGACTCAGCAAGAGATATCTGACTGTCTCTACGCTCTCAAATCACAAATTGAAGCGTTGGAGACCCGCCTTAATAGCATGGAGCTTCTAATGAAGCGACCAAACAAAGAAAATTATGAAAAATTAGTAGACGTAGTACTCGAACATGACAAAAGAATCAACACTATCGAAAAGCTCTAAGATCTATCACCTGTATTGGGAAGATAGATGCATCATGAGAGGTGTAGATGAGGAAGATTTCCATGGAATCTGGGAAAAACTTCTGTATACCTACAATACGGAGTTAAATTATGTCGAAATTACGCTAGATGAAGACGATAATCTAGCGATTACTGATACTTCGTACTGAAAGTCCCAAAAATCGCGTCGTTGCATCCGCACGACGGGATAAATAATTGAAAAAACAACTATGGAAGCAGAATTTCTAGCCCTCGAAGGCGAATTTACTATTCGTCAGGGCACAGAGTTGATAGAATATACGAGAATCTCTGATATTCCCGAAAAATTTGACCATGTAATCAAATTTTGCCCCAAAAATCCCGAAGAACCACATGATGTGAACGATCATATCAAAATGAGTAGGTTTACAGACTACCTACATATGTTACAAGCAAGAGAACAGAAGTAAAATGCCCGCAGTTACCCGAAAAGGAGACGCAGATGTGACTCACTGTACTGGAATGACCAGAAGTGGGTGTTCTCCTAATGTCTTTTGTAATGGAATTGGTATTTCTCGACAGGGAGACAACAATACAACTCACCTACTACCAGGTGACCCATGTCCTCCACACTCAGCAGCAATAGCTACTGGGAGTAGTACTGTATTTGTAAATGGTAAAGGATGTGGTAGAGTAGGAGACGCGACATGTACATCAGTCGCAGCAGGATCACCAAACGTATTCGCAGGATAAAATTATGGCAGTAACATGGAACACTGGAAACAGTATTGAATCGAAACCAAAGAAAACAAGACAGGGTAAAGGACAACATTCCAAATACTCTGCTACATCAAGAAACAAAGCAAGGAAAATGTATCGTGGCCAAGGCAAATAGAATTGTAGACGGAAAAAGAAACGCAAATGTGCCTGTAGATATGTCAGATCACTTCTACGACCATGGAAATGAGTATTGTAGGTACTTGATTACTGATCCTCGTAGTGATAGACAAGGAAAGAAACGAAAACCCTTTGAAAACGTGTCTAAATAAACATTGAGGTCGAATACGTAGGTATACTATGGCAGCTTCCCTGCCCAGTCGAGCGTTTAAGGATTTTGATCTAACTTTTAGAAGGAATCCTGTAACCAATGACGTAAATACAATTAAAAATGAAGTAGCAATCAAAGAAGCGGTAAAGAACATCGTTCGATACAACTTTTATGAGAAACCATTCTTACCAAACTACGGTGGGAACATTACTGGTGCTCTTTTTGAATTATATGCAGAGGGACAGTCATCTCTTATAGAATCTCAAATCAAAAATATCATAAACCTCTATGAACCACGTGTTGTGTGTTATAGAGTCAAGGCAAAGTTCGATGAACGCTACAATGA